CTAACTATTTTGTATTTACAGGTACAGATGTAGTTGGTGTGAATAATTCTGTTTGTTCAAGAAAATGCACAGGGAAAACAACCACGACTGTGACAATAACAGGAACATATGGACAAGGTGGTGGAACAAACTATGATGATGGTGGAACAATCTGGCAAGTCAGTGGTATGTTTGCAACTAATTAAAGAAGGATTTAATAAATGAGTGAAATAAATATTGGAGAAATTTTAGAATCATTAAATAACAAAGCAGATAGAAATCTACGTAATATAGACATATATAATACTGATGCTATCGTAGAATATCAAGAACCAACTGCTGAAAATAATTATACATGGTATAGATTATATGCTTCTGGTTGGGTAGAACAAGGCGGACATTATACTCATAACAATGTTGAAGGAACTGTAACAACAACACTTTCTGTAACAATGGCTGATACACATTACACTATCACAATGTCAAAGGAATTAAGTTCTGCCTCTAATACGAACTGTGCATACGAATTTATGCCTGCATACGTTGCGAATAGTAAAACAACCACGTCTTTCCAAGTTAGAATGACAACAGCAAACAGATTGAATGGGTATGATTGGCAAGTTTGTGGTAAAGCTGATATGACAGGGCATCCGATTCCTATAGTGACTCAAGAAAAACAAGAATTTGAACATAGAGTGATAGCTTTCCAAAAACCAACAGCTGATAATAATTACAGCTGGTATCGCAAGTATGCAGACGGCTGGGTAGAACAAGGTGGTATTTCTACTGGTAGCACATACGCAGAACACCCAAAGACTGTTTCTTTATTGGTCACAATGGCAGACTCAAATTACACTTTGCTTTTAACAAAGAATATGGGGGATGCTGATGGCGTCTGCCCTCAATATGAATCAAAAAATACGACAGAGTTTAAGTGGAGTGTGACATACCGTAGTGCTTTGTCTCGTAGTGTATCATGGCAAGTATCAGGTATGGCAGCATAGAAGGAGTAAAATATGCCAGTTCATAAAGTGTCAGGTGGTTGGAAATGGGGAAAATCAGGTAAAGTATATAAAGATAAAGAGAAAGCTGAACTCCAAGGCAGAGCAATATATGCATCAGGATATAAAGAAGAATCTAAATTGCCTAGTTTTCGTGAATATATAGAAAGTAAAAATAAATAATTATATTAAATAAGAAGAATATAATGAGTAGTTTTGATAGAAACCCAATTAAAAATAGAGATGATTTCAAACATTATTGTTTGAGACAACTTGGTGATGGTGTTATTACTATAAATGTTAGTGATGAACAATTAGAAGATTGTATCAATGATTCTGTTAAATGGGCACAAGAATTCTTAGATGAAGGAAACTTTTTATCTATTATAGCTCATGAAATAACCCAAGAAGACTTAGATAACAGATATTTTCAATTAAATGATAGCATCTTAGGTGTTAAAGATGTTCTTTATGAAAATGGTTCATCTAACCAAATGTTTACTGTATCTTATATGACTAAAGTAGGTTTAATAGATGCATTAGCACATCCATTTAGTGGTTTATCTAATTATTATTTTATGAAATTCAACTTATCTCAATTAGATATGTTAATAAATCCAGTTAGACCATTTAGATATGATTATAATACAAATAGATTATATATGGATATCAACTGGAGTGGAATATATAATCCAGAAACATATATAGTATTTATAGCATATGTAGCAGTTGACCCAGAAGAAGAAAATAAATTATGGAATAATAACTTCTTAAAAAAATACTGTACAGCTAGAATTCAAAAACAATGGGGATTAAATTTATCTAAATATTCAGGTATATCTTTACCAGGCAATACACAAGTAAACGGAGAAAAGATATTATCAGAAGCAAATGAAGAATTAGAAAGACTTCAAAAAGAAGTTGAGCAATATGCTTCTAATCCTTCGCCTATGTGGGCATCGATATTAGGATAATAAAGAGTAAGGAGTAAAAATATGACAAAAGCCACATTACAAAAAATTATTGATAGTTTGAATCTTTTAGTAATTCCAGTAGCAGCAGTTGCTGGTGTATGGGGATTTGATATTTCAGTATATGTAGCAGGTGGAGTTGCTGCAATTAATGGTGTATTGGAATACTTAAAATTATTTTGTAAAGAATAAAGGAAAGAGGACTTAATGTCCTCATCTAATATATTATGCCAAAGAATAGACATTTTTCTTTTGTTAGTGATATTAAAGAACAAAATCTAATATCAGATTTGAAACAAGAAGCCATCGAAATATATGGTGATGATGTTTTCTACATAATAAGGAATAGTGTTGATTATAATAATATATTAGGTGAAGACATTGGCCAAAACTTTAAGGATTCTACTCAAATAGTTGTATATCCAGAAAATGTTGAAAATTTTGGAAATCAAGCAGAATTTTTAGCAAAGTTTAATTTTAGTTTACAAGATACAACTAACTTCTTAGTTCATAGAAGAGAGTTCAAACTAACAGGAAAAGAATATCCAGAAGTTGGAGATTTAATATATTGGCCAACTACTAAACGTTTATTTAAGATTACTTTTGTCGATTTAGACTATCAATTTTATCAATTAGGTAGAAATTCAGTTTATCAACTACAATGTGAAACATTCAAATATAGTAATGAAGACTTTGAAACAAATGAACCAGAAGTTGATATCTATAATATATTTAAGAATGAAGATAATGTAGAATCTGACCCAGCTGATGTTGATAATGAAAAACTCATTGAAAGAAAGAATAATTGGATAGTTGAAGAATAATTCTTAACACTCATAATAAATAATTATAATAACAAATAATGGAAAAATAATATGAGTGTATCAACATTAAATTTGGCATCTTTAGATTTTAATACAATTGCCAATGACTTAAAAGAATTCTATAAAAATAAACCAGAATGGTCAGCTTATGATTTCGAAAGTGAAGGGTTAGCAACTACTTTACTTATGGATATTCATAGCGCAATTACATATAAATTAAATGTTTATGCAAATGCAGAATTAAATGAAACATTCTTATCTACGGCTAGAACTAGAGATGCTGTAGTTAGAAAAGCGAAAATGTTAAATTATAGAATACAAAGTGCTATAGGGGCTGACGCTACTTTAAGATTAACATTTGCACCTTCTACATATCCTGCTCAAATTATTATTCCTAAATATACAAAATTTAATGCTCAAGATATAAATGGAAATAGTTATAACTTCTTAACTATGCAAACATATTATTGTTATCCTGATAGTGAATATAAATATGTAGTAGATATAGATGTTATTCAGGGAGAACAAAAAGAATTTAATTGGGTTGTAGGAAACAATCAAAAAATCTTTACTATTCCAAATCAAGGTGCAGATACTAAAAGATTAACAGTTCAAGTTAGACAAAATGAAAGTGATGTTAATTGGGTTAATTATACAGAAAGTGTTAGTATTATAAATAACAACGAAAATTCAACAGTTTATTTCGTTCAAGAAGGTGCTGGTGAATTATTTGAATTTTATTTTGGTGATGGTAAAGTTGGAAAAGAAATAAGAGATGGTAATATTATCAAATTAGTTTATAATGTTACTGCTGGTTCTAAAGGAAATAATTTAACTCAATTTAATTTATTAGATACTTTAGATTATGAATGTAATATAGAAACAATAAGACCTTCTGCAAATGGAAAAGATATAGAAAGTATAGCAGATATTAAAAGATATGCACCGATGTATAGAAATTCTGCTAATAGAGCAGTAAATGCAGAAGATTTTGAATCTATTATTAAACAAAATGTAAATCAAATAGATAAAATATCAACTTGGGGTGGAGAAGAAAACACACCGGCTTTATATGGAAAAGTATGTATAAGTGCTTTAACGAGTTCAGATTATGAATTAAGTGATTCTCTTAAAGAACAGATTAATAATTTATTTGATGGAAATAATATTATAGGAAGTAAACAATTATATTGGGTAGACCCACAATTAATTAATTTAATACCTAGTTTACAAGTATATTATAATCCAGCTACTAATTTAAGTAAATCTGACTTAGAATTAATTTTAAGATATGGTATAAATGTATTTAAT